ATCATCCCAGAGCCTTGGAGTTACGCGACCAGCGGACGCAGTTGTGCCTGCTGGAGAAGGCTGATCCCTATACCTACGGTTTTGTTCCGGACCACTGGGTGCTGGCGAATGGGGTCTGGGAAGAGTGTTCGGAGCTGCTGATCTCTGGTGGCAACCGGGCTGGGAAGACGCTGTGGGCGGCTAGGCGGGTGGTGGAGACGCTGCTAAGCAAGGAGAACTGCAACGTGCTCTGCTGCCATACGAGCAATGCCACCTCAGTCACGGTACAGCAGCCTGCGATCTACCAATACCTACCGGTGGCCTTGAAGGCTACGAAGAAGGGGAAGATCCACTATCTGAACTACAGCCGGAAGAACGGCTTCACGGATGGCTCCTTCATCCTGCCTAACGGCTCCCGCTGTGACTTCCTCAACTACACGCAGTCTGAGAACACCATCGAAGGCCGTGAGGCTGATCTGATCTGGTGCGACGAGCTGGTGCCGCAGAGCTGGGTAGACACGCTACGGTACCGTTTGGTTACACGTAGGGGTAAGCTGCTGGTGACGCAGACCCCGCTGGAGGGTGTTGCGAGCGTGTACAAGGAGTTCACTGGGGGTGCGGCGATCACGGAGTGGCACAAGGGGCAGATGCTGGCTGGGAAGCAGGGATTGCCCACATGGCCGGTAGGGAAGGCACCTAGGGTGATGCGGCTGGAGAAGCAGAATCGGTCCACGGTGTTCTTCTTCTCCGAGGACAACCCATACAACCCGTGGGACGAGATGAAGTCCAAGCTGGTGGGTGCGCCGATGGGGCAGGTGCTGACTCGAGCGTACGGCTGGGCATCGGACAACATCGGCAAGGCGTTTGCGAGGTTCAGGCCGGAGACGCATTGCATACCTAGAAGCAAGATTCCTGATGGTGGGACCTTGTACATGGTCTGCGACCCGGCGGGTAGCCGTAACTGGTACTGCCTGTGGATGCTGGTCTACGAGGATGGCCGGAAGGTGGTGGTGCGCGAGTTCCCGGACTTCACCGGGTACGGCGAGTGGGCACTGCCGAGTGAGAAGGCGGATGGAAAGCCGGGTCCGGCGCAGACGTTGGAGGCGGGTCGCAGCGTGATCGAGTACCGGCAGTTGTTCCGCATCATCGAGGAGGAGATTGGCCGTGGGGAGCCGGTAATGCGTCTGATTGACCCTAGAGCGGGTGGCAGTCCGGCACTCAGCGAACAGGGTGGGACGACGCTGATTGACCTACTGGCCGAGCCTAGCGATCAGGACGATGGCATGGCGTTCATTCCAGCTCCGGGTGTGCCGGTGGACCAGCGGACTGCTGCGATCAACTCCGACCTGAGTTACGACGCTACGAAGCCGCTCACGTCCTTGAATGAGCCGAGGCTCTACGTGGTGGATGACCTGCACAATCTGATCTGGTGCATGTCAGAGCATACTGGACGTGATGGTCAGAAGGGTGCATCCAAGGATCCGATCGACTGCTTGGGCATGTTGCTTATCTCCAAGATCGAGCATGTGGGTGCCGGTGGGCTGGATAGCTACGGCGGAGGGGGGTATTAGCGTTGCTTTTTAGCCAAAAAGAGACCAAAGGGCTGCAGATGCAATACGCGACGAGTTATAAGACCAGTGGGGATGCAATGGCGCACGTGGGTGACGCGCCTGACGTGGGTGCGCTGAACGAGGAGCTGCGACGTGCGGCAACCGACTTTGGTCTGGGTACGAGGGTAGGTCAGGCTGAGAACACCCGGTACTGCCGCTGGGACGGTCAGAGCGGTGACGGCAAGAAGTGGAATGATAACCAGCCGAACGGGAAGATGGCGTTCCCTTGGGACGGTGCGTCCGATACGCGGATCCCGCTGGCTGACGAGGTGGTGAACGGGCTGGTTGACGTGTGCTCCACGGCCTTCTGGCGCTCGATGCTGCGTGTTGCTCCCACCAACGTGCGGAATCTGGACACCGCGGTGACCGCACACTCGTTGATGGACTGGGTGATGAACCAGAAGCTCTACACGGACATGACCCGTGAGGTGGAGCTGCTGAGTCAGTACCTGTGGACCTATGGTTGGGCTGGAGTTCATGTCTCTTGGCAGCAGGAGATCGGGCAGAAGGAGCAGTACGTCACGGTCGAGCAGCTTATGCAGATCGCGGCGCAGAGTCCTCAAGGCAGCGTGCTGGCGGACCTGCCGAATCTGTTGGCCAATCCGGATGCCACCGACCAGTTGGCCGAGCTGCTCATGGCCGCGTTTCCGAATCTCAAGAAGCGCAAGGCTCTGGAGTGCGTGAAGGACTTGCGTGAGGAGGGTGAGTGCGAGATCTACGTGCCGACGCTGGTGAAGAACTCTCCGAGTGTTGCGGCATTGGCTCCATACGACGAGCTGGCGTTCCCGCCGGAGACGACCGACATCCAGAGTGCGCGTGTGGTTTTCCGACGCTGCTACATGACCGAGATCGAGGTGATGCAGCATGTTGAGACCGACGACTGGGATGAGGAATGGGCCAAGCAGGCGATTGCCACCCGCGGACGGTTCAGCAACTTCTCTGACTACACCTACACCATTGGGCTGACCAACAACGCGGTGTTGGACCGTGAGAACCTGATCGAGGTCGTCTACGCGTATCAGAAAGCCCTCGATGAGGACGGTGTCCCGGGCGTCTACTGCACGGTGTTCTGCCCGCAGGTGGGCAATGCTTGGGGCAAGTTCGAGCTGATCGACTACGAGCACGGTCAGTATCCGTTCATCGTGTGGCGTTCTGAGGTGATCCATCGGAAAATCGTCGAGAGCCGGGGAGTTCCGGAGATCTGCAGCACCTGGCAGAACGAGATCAAGGCCCAGCGTGATTCGATCTTCGACTACACGTCTCTGAACACGATTCCGCCGATTCAAGTTCCGAAGACGAGGGGCGGAAACCTGCGTCTTGGTCCTGCGGTGCAGATTCCGGTGCTGCGTCCGGGCGAGATCTCGTTCATGCAGCCGCCTGCGCGTGAGCCGAGTGTTGCGTTTAACCTCATCGCAGCCATCGAGACTCAGGTGGATCGGTATTTTGGCCGCCCCACCGAGAAGGTTCCGCCTGCGCTCACCCAGATGCGGCAGCAACGGCTGGTCAACAACTGGCTGCACGGCTGGACCGAGGCGTTCCGGCAGGTCTTGAGCCTCACGTTGCAGTACACCGGACCCGAAGAGGTGGCTCGTATCACCGGCAGCAACGTTCCTCTGAGCACGAACGTCCAAGAGTTCGATGTTTCGCTGAAATTCGACGTGAGAGAGCTTCAGACCGACCTCGTGACCGAGAAGCTCAAGGCACTTTCGAGTCTCGTGTTGCCGCTGGATAGCGTTGGCGTGGTGGATCGCACCAAGTTGGTGGGTCTGGCGCTGCGTGCGATTGATCCGACGCTGGCTAACGAGTTGATCATGCAGGCTGGACCGGCCTCGCAGAAGATGTTCGACGAGACCAACGACGAACTCGGCCTTATGAGCCTTGGCAATCCTCCGAAGCTGCGTGAGAACGATCCTACGGCTCAGGCTCGGTTGAACTTCGCTCAGCAGATCCTGCAGGCGAACCCGAAATACCAGCAGCAGGCACAACAGGATCCGTTGTTCCAAGCGAATCTGCAGAAGTACGTGGAGAACCTGCAGTTCAGTGTCCAACAGCAGCAGAACGCGGTCACTGGACGTCTTGGCGTGCAACCCGGAGCGACTCCTCAATGAGAATGACCGACGAACAGCTCAAGATGGCGCTGGGTGGCGTGGGTGAGCATGAGCCGATGCTGCGTGCATTGCGTCAGGTGCTGGGTGAATTGATTGCTGACGAGGTGTCCGCAGCGATCAACTCGGCACTGACTCCAGAGGCTAGGGCGTACAATTGCGGACGTGCGGCTGCTCTATCGGATGCACGCTCGTTCCTCGTGGAGATGGGTCTGAAGCTGGAAGCTCCCCAAGAATAATTGGTTGACGTTAGCGGTAACGTCGTTCATCAGGGCTTCAGCTTTCTGGGTTTAGCGTTAAACCCTGTCGTAGTATGCCCGACTTGCAGGGCCTAAAAAGCATGGAAGCAACACAAACCGGGGAAGCGACACCCCAACAAAACACGGCACAACCGCTCAACCCGCTCCCGCTCGACACGGTGGCGTTGGCGAAACTGTTGGAGACTCGGTTCTCTGAGACTCCGACAAAAGCTGTCGAGGAACCGGAACCAGCCGCTGCGAGTGCAGATGAGCCGGTTGCCGAGGAGTCAGCGTCCGAGACTGCTGAGACCGGGGAGGCGACACCCGTGGAGGATCCCGCTGAGGAGGAAACCACTCAGCAGACTGAAGACGCTACCGAGGACGAACCGGCTGGAGTCCAAAAGCGCATCAACAAGCTCGTTGCTCAGAAAAAGGAAGCCGCAGCAAAAGCGGAAGCCTTGGAGCGGGAGCTGAATGAGGCGCGGACGAAGCTGGAAGCTCTTGAGCAGCAGGCGGCAGTACCGCAGGCGGCAGCGACGACCGACAATCCGTTCTCTGACATCTGGGACGAGGCGAAACTCAGCGATGAGTACCGCAAGGCCCGGGAGTTGAAGAGATGGTGCGAGGACAACGCTGACGGCTGCGAAGTGGGCGGGAAAGAGTACAGCGCGGATGAGATCAAGGCGATCCGGCGACGAGTCGAGGATGCCTTGGATGTTCACATTCCGACGCGGCACCAGTTCCTGAACACGTACAAGCAAGTCCGTCCAGTTGCGGAGAGTGCGTACCCTTGGTGGAAGGACCGTAGCAATCCGACGTATTCGGAGGCGCAGCAGGTGTTGCGGCAAATGCCACAGCTTGCGTCGTTCCCGGATTATCAGATTGCCATCGGTGACTTCCTAGAAGGTCGGAAGGCTCGAATGGAACGCGAGAAGAGCGCGAAGGTTGCAAAGGCCCCTGTGAAGGTGGCTCCGAAGCAGCCTGCGGCTCCCAAGGCGAGTCCGGTCAAGTCTGACAAGGCCAACGATGCGGCGAGGTCTGCCAAGAAGGCGTTCAACCAAAGTGGGAGCACTGCCGATCTGTCGCGGTTGCTTCAACACACACTTCTAAAATCCTAATACTATGGCATATCTTGGTGTAAACAATCAGGTCGGCGTCCGTGAGGAATTGGCCGACTATATCGCTAACGTCGACGCTAAAAGTACCCCCTTTGTGTCCATGGCTCCCAAGGGCAAGGACCTCGGGAACGTCATCATGAGCTGGCAGGTGGACGACTACTCCGCCCCTCAGCTCGGTGGCGTGATCGACGGTACCGACGTCTCCAGCTATACGAACGAGTCGGCAAATCGTACTCGCGTCACCAACTACGCTCAGGCGTTCCGCCGAAACAGCCGGGTCGGCTTTATCGCCGAAACCCAGAACGTTGCCGGTGCTGCCTCTGAAATCGCCTACAACGTCGCTAAGCTCCTCGTTGAGATTAAGCGCGACATGGAGTCCACCTTCCTCTGCACCAATCAGGCGGCGCAGCAGGACAACGGCTCCTCCACTGCCTACCAGACCGGTTCCCTCGGTAACTGGCTCCTCGGCACCAACAGCTCCAACATTGGCGCTCTTGCCTCCGGTTCCGCTTTCGCCCCTGGTGGCGGCGTGACCCCGGGCACTGCGGCCACCAACGCCATCAGCTCCGTCACCTCGGCGAACTTCGCTGAGTCCACCGTGCAGAACGTGCTCACCGCCATCTACTCCAAGACTGGCGTGTATCGTGACTACGACTGCATTCTTGGCACGACCCTCAAGCGTGCTTTCACCAACCTGACCAATGTCGCCCCGACGCAGGTTGCCAACACTAACAGCATCACTTCCACCGGCGTTCGTACGTTCAATCAGGAGCTGTCCGCTGCTACGTTTGCTGCCTCCATCGACGTGTTCGAGGGTGACTTCGGTCGTCTGATCCTGCACCCAACCACCTTCATCGGTGGCAAGAACTCTGCGGCTTTGGATTCGCAAGCCTATCGTGGTTACGTGATCCCCATGGACATGGTTGAGATCCGGTACTGCAAGCTGCCCGAGGTCAAGGATCTCCCTGACGCTGGCGGCGGCCCGATCCGTCTCGTTCAGGCCATTGCCGGTCTCGTGGTGAAGAATCCCGGTGGCTTCGGCATGTTCGCTGGCGCGTCGTAATCAATCACTCAACGGGGAGCATCTGCCATATCGGTGGGTGCTCCCCTTTTTTATACCATGCAATCACCCATACTAGACAACGTACTCGAAGGACTCCCGGCGCAACTGCGTCAGGATGTGGTTAAGGAACTCGCCACTGGCTATCACGCGGATCTGGTTAAAGCCGAGGTGCACCAGAAGCGCATCGCCAAGGACAGCCAGCAGGATCTTCGCAGCATCGACGGCATTGGCCGGTTGCGGATGCGTATCGACCCGACGCTCTACCATCATTGGGGAGCCAAACTAGGCTACGAGTGCTGGAAAGACTCTCAGTTCCTGCGTGAGGTGGAGCGGGACAACCCAGAGGTGCGCGTGAAATGCGGGGGAACCAAGTTGCAGGTCGGCTTTGCTCCGACGAACACTAAGTTCAGCAAGAAGTACTGACGTATGGCACAGCAGATCATCAACATCGGCACAACGGCAAATGACGGTACTGGTGATCCGCTGAGGACAGCGTTTGACAAGTGCAACGACAACTTCACTGAACTATACGCTGGCGGCGGTGGTGGTGGCGGTGGAATCGGAGGTAACACTGGATCCACGGACAATGCGATCCTGAGGGCTGATGGCACTGGCGGATCCACGCTTCAGACTTCTGGAATTACGATCGCTGACGGCGCTTCTGGAACCCTTAGCGGCACCAACAGCGGGGACCAAAACATCTTCTCCACTGTTTCTGCAGGTGGTCAGTCTCTAGTTGCTGACAGCACCTCTGACACACTGACTCTGGTTGCTGGAACCAACGTCAGCATCACGGCTGATGCATCGACCGATACGATCACCATTTCGGCAACTGGAGGCTCTGGTGGCGGAAACGTCTCTGGTCCTGCTTCTCCGACTACGGATAATGCTCTGGTGCGCTGGGATGGAACCACTGGCCAGCTCATTCAGAACAGCTCTGTCACGTTGAGCGACACTCAGGAGATGAGCGGGCTGAAGAGCGTCACGTTCAACACTGCTGGTGGAACAGTTGGGTTGGCAAAGATGGTTTGGGATCCAACTAATCAGACCATTGACCTTGGTATTGGAGCTGGATCGGTCAACGCATTGCTTGGCGTCGATAGTCATGTGCTGGGGCGCAACACCACAGGATCGACAATCACTCGCGGGCAGGTTGTTCGAGTAAACGGTGCGAGTTCTGGAAACCTCACGATTGCGTTGGCTCAGGGGAATACGGATCCGAACACCACAAACACCATCGGCATTGCTGCGGAGACCATTGCCAACAACGCCACTGGAATGGTCATCACGAGCGGACTGCTGCGTGATCTCAACACGCAAACATTTACGGCTGGCGATCTTCTCTACATCAGTGCGACTACTGCTGGGTTGTTGGTGAATACGATTCCAACAGCTCCGAATCACGCGGTCCGAATGGGCTATGTAGTCAGTGCTCACCCTTCCAACGGCATCATCTACGTCGCTGTCAACAACGGCTATGAGCTGAACGAGCTGCACGACGTTAACTACCCGACGACGCCAGCGACAAACGACTTCCTAGTTTACGTCACTAACCGTTGGGAGAATCAGACTGCATCCACTGCACGCACCTCGATGGGGCTGGGTACGCTGGCCACGCAGAGCGGCACATTCTCTGGCACTTCGAGCGGCACCAACACAGGCGACCAGACCATCACGCTGACTGGAGACGTCACAGGAACTGGCACTGGATCGTTCTCGGCGACAATCGCCTCTGGTGCGGTCACAAACGCCAAAATGGCAAACATGACCGCGTCAACCATCAAGGCGCGTGTCACTGGATCGACCGGATCTCCAGAAGATGCAACTCTCACGCAGGTTCTGGATCTTGTTGGATCTGCAGCGCAAGGCGACATCCTCTATCGCAGCGCGTCTGCTTGGACACGTCTAGGAGCTGGAACCAGCGGACATTACCTAAAGACGAACGGCACAGGTGCAAACCCGGCATGGGCAAGCGTTACCGGAGGTGGTTCAACCAACGTCTGGATCCCTGCCGCCCAATGGATTCCTCGTACCACGACTGGCTGCGGCATAGATTCGCGTGAGCTATCCACCAACAAGATCAACACTGACGAGCTTCTGTTCGACGCAGGCACAGATGAGTTCGCACAGTGCATGATCGTGATGCCATCCAACTGGAACGCTGGGACCGTCACTGCAAAGTTCCATTGGACCGCCTCCACAGGTTCCGGGGACGTAGTCTGGGGGCTGTCTGGAAGAGCATACGCAAACGACGACGCTCTCGATCAGGCACAAGGAACAGCTCAGACTTGTACCGACACGCTGACTGCGACGAATGACTTGGACATCAGCCCCGCTACATCAGCCATCACTCTTGGCGGGACGGCTGCGGCTGGAAACCCAGTGATCTTCGAGGTCTATCGAGACGCAAACGCAGGCGGTGACACGCTGGCAGCCGACGCTCGTCTCCTCGGAGTGGAAATCACCTACACCGCAGCCTAATGCACAGACGGGCCAGACATCTTACAGGACGTGCTGCTGGGGCGTCGTTTCACTACGATTCTCGTTGGCTTAGTCTAAGTGATGGATCTGGAGTCCAGACATTTACAGATGTGTCCGGAACGAACAACGCGACACAAGCAACATCAACAAATCAGCCGACATTCAAGGTAAACATATTGAATGGGAATCCTGTTGTTAGATTTGACGGAACTAATGACTTCATGTCTTTGGCAACTGGAGCTGCAGTTAACATAAACTACTTCGGGTTGGCGTTATTTAAGTCAAACTCAACCGTAGCTCCAACTCTTGTAAACAAAACATCTGCTAACGGATTGCCATATACAAACTTTTACTTTGACACTGGAACTCAAAAACAAATCTACGGATTTAGATCTTCAAGCCTGTTTTTTGCAAATGGGTGCGATATGACATCGTTCGCCATCTCAACGTCATATTCCGACTCTTCATCGAATAAGGTTTTCCACAACGGTATAGAAAAAACAACTACAACAAGCGCCGCATCAGGACCTGCAACTAATGTGACTGACATCGGAATTAGAGATCAAGACAACACAAAATTGAATGGAGACGTTGCGTCATTGATCCACATCACAGGATCTCTTGTTGCAGATTCGTTGAGGAAACGCTTTGAACAATCGGTTGCTTTTAGTTTCAAGTTACCATGCTCATGACCTACCTCACATACGACAAGCAACTCCGCTCCGAGACTGATCCAGAAGTCATCGCCAACCTGCTTCGGAAAGGCTGGGTCGAGTCGCCGCAACCGGCATACGATCCCGCCACCGAGACATGCCAATGGATTGACGGCGCGTGGGTGGTTGCTCCGATCGTAATCCCTGTTCCTCAGCAGGTCTCAATGTGGGCCTTGCGTGAGGCGGTGATGCAGGCCGGTGAGATGACCGCCATTGCAGCCGCACTGAATGGCCTTCCAGAGCCTCAGAGGTCCATTGGTTGGAACCGTTGGGAGTACAAGGAGAACATCGTCCGTGACAGTCCGATCATCATGATGCTTCAGAACGAGCTGGGATGGACTGACGCTCACGTCGATGACCTGTACAAGTCCGCGGCTGCCATAGCGCAGAATCCGAACTGAGATCTTGAAAGGTAGACAACAAACACTGAACTAGACCAAGCATGAACGTCAGAGCAAACCTACAACTCAGCGGCGAGTACGGCGGGCGGTACCTCACCAGCGCATCCGGAACCGTGCAGGGCAACTGGTACCAGCTTGAAGCGGTCGGCGCCACGGTCCTGGGAGCGATCACGAGCAACATCGTGGACCTGCCTTCGGGCGTGAACCTGGCCGCGGGTCAGACTCTCAACGGTGTGTTCACGAGCGTCGCAGTCACATCCGGAGCAGTCATCGCACTCAACCGAAAGAGCTGATGAACGTCGGAGCAAACAGGCAGCTCGCCGCGGAACTTGGTGCTAGGTACATCGACAATACCTACGGCAAGATATTCGGCGACTTCTGCTTCATCACGGCGGTGTCTGCTGCAACGCTCACAGTGTCAGGTGGCAACATCACGGACGCGACTTCGGTGACGCTGGCCCAGGGGCAGACCATTCGTGGACGGTACACTGAACTGACTGTCAGCAGTGGCGCGGTGATCTGCTACAATTCGAGGTATCCGGTCAACGGCGGCATCTACACTGCATTTACTTTTCCGTACGACGATTTCTTTGTTCACAGTCAGTGGGGGCCATCCGGTACAATTGTATCGAGTGGAACATCTGCTACGTCTTCACTTGGTAAAACAATATCAATCACTTCTGGGTCTTCGGTGTATTCAATGATCCAGAGCGTTAGCTGGAATGGAAATTTTACTCCTGGTGAGTACTTGATATACTCATGGGGAAATACACTCATAAATTTCAATTTTGCTTCACCTGTCAGGGGGGTTGGATTCCAGATTCAATCGGGTACGCTTGGGCCTTTTGCTGCAAACTATTTCTTTAAGGATTCGTCAAATAACCCGATAGCAACGGCATTTGGTTTTGGGCTGTCGACCACTAAGCAAGATAACACCGCTTTGTTTCTTGGATATGAGTCGTCAGTTCAGAATATTTCAAAAGTCTCAATTGAGCTTACTGGGACACAGAAACTTGGGAAGTTTTCAGTAGGGAAACTCTATATCAAATCATGAGCTATCAGTTGCAGGAAGATCCACCAACTGTCTTTCCTCAGTCGTTCGTCGGCGACATTCCTGATCCGAACGGTGTCATCGAGGCTGGCATGAGTGCTATCTACACCGCAAACGAAGGCACCCCGAACGAGGTGAATTGGATCAAGACGACTGCTTCCGGAAATACTAAATGGCTTTGCGGAAACACCAAAAACAAATAAGTCATGCCAGCCACAAAGATCACCGAACTGACAGCGATCTCCACGGTCAACACCACGGTTGATCCGCTCGCAATCGTCGATGTCAGCGATACCACGCAGGCATCCTCTGGCACCACCAAGAAGATCACGGTCAGTCAAATCGACGCCGCTATCTTCGGGTCCAGCGGAAGCAAGGCCATCGTCGTGGACAACGTGGCGGCTCTGAAGGCGCTGACTGTTTCCGGCATCACTGACGGCCAGCTCTACATCACGAGGGGCTACTACAGCGACAACGACGGTGGCCAAGGAACGTACATCTACGACACGGCTAGTGCAGTTACTGACAACGGCGGCACCGTGATCGCTCCTACGGCTGGGGCTGGAAGGTTCCTGTTGCAGTATAGTGGCCCTGTGAACGTAAAGCAGTTTGGAGCTAAAACAGATGGATCCGACGCAACGACGGCAATTCAAGCCGCCATAACCTATGCGTCATCTATTTCAGGGTCCGTGTTTTTCCCTGCCGGTGAAACGTTTCTCGCAAATCTGGTAATTGCTGGAACTCAAAACGTCACCCTGCTGTTTGAGGGTGGCCAATGGAGTCAAAACACCGCTCAGGCGCTTTTGCCATTCAATCAGTCAAATCCAGCTATCACACTCGGAACTGCCTCCAGTGTTGCAAAATATATCAACATAGTTGGACTTAGGTCCTGGGGAAGGACTGGCGACACGAAGTTCATGCTTCTGCAATATGCTGTGGAATGCAACTTTGACAGGATGATGATTGGTAACTTTAGCGAGTACGGGCTAAAGATAACATCTGTAAATGCAGGCGGAACTTACTTCAACAACTTCAACAACTGTCACTTTACAAATTACCAGTCGTCCACCTCTTATTCGGTGTATTTAGACTATGGCACTGTTGGTTTTAATAATCAGGCTGTTTTCAATAATTGTTCTTGGGAAATAGGCTCCACAGGAGAGACTGGACTTTA